TAAATGAAAAAAAATGAGACTTTAATTGGTGATTATGTTCATTATATACACCTAGCCTATCAAGGTGGAACAACAAATCGTAGTGATATTAGCGGATTTTTGGAAAATGTTCAATTCGATAATAATATGTTTTTTATTAAAATAGAAGGTGATAATAAATATTATAGTGTATATGAAGATGATATAATAATTGTTGATAAAATTAAAACTGGTACAAAAAATTATAATTTATGAAATACTTGAAAAATTTTGAAAGTTTATATACTCATTATAACATTGGTGATTATATTTATGTTAACGGTATTACTTTTCAAGATGATAAATCAAGAGCAGGTAAAATTATAGATGTTGATACTCTTGGTTGGTATTTGGTTGAATTTATTGATATTACAAATAAATTTGTAAGAAATCATGTGAGTTATATAGATAGAGAATTGACAACAGACGAAATTAAACAATATGAATTAGAAAAAAATATAAATAAATATAATTTATGAAAAATTTAAAAAAATTTGAGATATTTTCAAGAGGAGAATCTGCGAATTGGAAGTTTAAAATCGGAGATTATGTCAGAATAATAGATATGAATTATGTTTGGATATCCGATGATAGAGAATTTTCTAACAATCAAATTTTTAAAATAATTGATACTGGTGATAATATGAGTGAGATGGAAGATCAATATATATTATTACCAATAGATGATGAAAATTGTGATTCTGTGATATTAGCAAATGATTCTGGAATAGAATTTCTTACAGATGAAGAAATTGAAGAGTATAAAATAAGACACACTGCATATAAATATAATCTATAATATGAGATATATAAAAACATTCGAAAATTTAAATGACTCACCAGGAATTGGTGATTATGTTGTGATGTGCGATGATATGAAATCTGATACAGTATCAGGTGTTAATTTTGAAAATTTTATAAATAGTAATGTCGGACGTATTTCTGATATTCGAAAGGACACAATGAATAGAGATATGGTGTATGATATAACATATTTAAATATTCCAACTGACATTATGCATATGTTTCAAAGTGTAGTAAAAAATAATGGAATATTAACAGGCTTAACAACTACTTGGTTTCCTGAAGATGTGATATTCTTCTCCAATATTAAAGAAGATGTTGAAGCTTTTTTAAATTCAAAAAAATATAATTTATGAGATATATAAAAACTTTTGAAAATAATGATGAAAAATGTGTTATAATATATAGTGATCCAACTGATGTTAATGATATTAGTGTGAGTATAGAATCAGAAGAATGGGTACCTTTTTCTTTTAGTAATATTGAAACTTTAGAAGAAGATAATTATATGATAAGATATTATACACAAATAGAAGCAAGAAAACAATTAAGAATGTTAATGAATAAATTTAAAAACCTAGTATTTAAAATTTTAACTATTGATGAATTTGAACTATTAGTTAATGCAAAAAAATATAATTTATGAAACATATAAAAACATTTGAAAATGTAGATAGATTTATAACATTATATAGAAGATCACATGTTAGAAATGAAAATTATTCTGGTATGATATCTATTGTTAATTTTCTTAAAGAAAGTAACATAGATTATGAAATATGCTATAGCTTACAGGAATATATATATAAAACAACTAGATATCTAGTGTATGCGTTTATAAATTCTAATGAATTTTATAAAAGAATTTTGCTTGATGGTGAATATTTTTTGTTAGATGAATCTGTTACTAATTTTACAAGAAAAATTAAAGATATTGATCAAGTAAAAGAATATGCTATTAGTGGCGATGGGTGGATTCATATGAGTAAAGATGAATTTGATGTTATTATAAACTCAACTAAATATAATTTATAGAAAACGACTTAAATATTTAAGTCGTTTTTTATTTAAAAGTTTTTGAACTCTTTTATGTGCTTTAGCTTTTTAGCTTCTTCTTTTTCTTTTTCTCTAACATCTCTCTTTTGCTTAGCTTTAATATTTGAATATTTTATAGTTGATTCATCTTCTAAATCTATCATCTTCTGTAATTTGCTTATAATAGAATTGCCACTTTTTCTGAAAGTGTATTCTAACTTTTTTAATAAAAGTTTAATATCATCTTCTGTTAAATCATCCTGATTTTTTATTTTTGATACAAGTTCATTACCAGAATTTTTAAATTTGTATTCTAGTTTTTTATATAATAATTCATATTCTTCTTTACTTAATTTCATACTACAATTCTTTTTTAAGTATATATTAAAATTTCAAACTAATGTTTTTTATTTTAATATATACTTATAGGGCTTTTGAAAAATAAAATAAAATATAATGATAAAAGAAGAAAAAATAGATGTACATATTTCATATAGAAATATTACACATTATAAAAAAATGGGATATGATGCAGTTTTACATCAAAATATATTAGTGAATCCAAGAGATTTATCAAACGTTTCTCATCAAAAAATAACAGCAGTGTGTGACAAGTGTGGCAAAGAAATTGTGATAGCATATTATAAGTATTTAGATAATGAAAATAGATGTGGCTATTATGGCTGTAAAAAATGCTCAAACGATAAAAGAGAAATAACATCAATGGATAGATTTGGTGTTACAAATTATGCAAAAACTGAAGAATGTAAAGATAAAATTTCAAAAAGTAATATGAAAAAATATGGTGTTAAAACTACACTTTTAGATAAAGATACAAAAGGTAAAATAGATAAGACTATTTTAGATAGATATGGAGTATCCGAAATACTATCTTCTAAGGATGTTATTGAAAAAGGTAGAAAAACTATGTTAGATAAATATGGTAACAATTATTATAGAACAAGTGGTAAAGAAATTGAAATTTATGATTTTATAAACAATAATTGCAAATATGATGTTTTTAAAAATGATAATAGTTTAATAAATAAAGAATTAGATATTTATATACCAGAATTAAAAATTGCATTTGAATTTAATGGTATATATTGGCATTCTGATAGATATAAAAATAAAGATGCACATGTTATAAAATCTGATTTGTGTGAAAAAAATAATACACAACTAATTCAAATATGGGAAGACGATTGGATGTATAGAAAGAATATAGTAGAATCTATGATATTAAATAAATTAGGTGTAATTAAAAATAAAATATATGCAAGAAAATGTTCAATTAAAGAAATTTATGATAATAAAATTATTAAAAAATTTTTGATAGATAACCATATACAGGGATTTGTTGGTTCAAAATTTAAATTTGGACTATTTTATAACGATGAATTAGTGAGTCTTATGACATTTGGAAATCAAAGGAAAAATATGGGAAACATAAGTTCACAAGATAGTTATGAACTTTTAAGATTCTGTAATAAATTAAATACTATAATTGTTGGTGGTGCTAGTAAATTATTTAAGTTTTTTATAGAAAAATATAAACCAATTGAAGTTGTTAGTTATGCTAATAGATGTTGGAGTGTTGGTAAAATGTATGAAAATTTAGGCTTTTCACTTGTTAAAAAAACAGTTCCAAATTATAATTATTTTGATAGAAAATGTCATAAATATAATAGATTTAATTTTAGAAAAGATGTTTTGATTAGTATGGGTTATGATGAAAATAAAACAGAATTTGAGATAATGAATGAGTTACCTTATTATAGAGTTTATGATTCTGGTAGTTTGAAATTTTTATTTAAACAAAATATAAAATAAATTATATAATTATAAAAAGAATTATATTTATGACTGCTGCAGAAAAAAGACAAAAAATATCTGAATTAAAGAAAAAAATTGATGAGACGAAAGCCGATTATGATAGAGCAAAAGCTATGCAGTTAGCTTTAAAGCTCGTAATTAATGGAACTTACGGTGCCTTCGCACATCCTAAATTTGTATTATCTAATTCACATATTGCTAATGCGATTACCGCAATGGGGCGTGATGTAATTAATTATATGCTTAAAAAAATTGAGCATTATTTTTATAAAGAGTGGCATTTGGATATAAAAACGCATGCTTTACTTGGAGTTGAGTATATTGCTGAAAAAGCTGGTAGTTTTTATTTATTAGATAGAAATGGTGAAAATATTCATTATCCACACCCAACTTTAAAAGATTTGGTTGAAAAACTTAATTATAGTTTTATTGATTTAGTTGAAGATAAACATGAGTTATCTGGATATAGTGTTTTATATCGTAGAGATGTTCATGATTTTTCTAATGTTCAACCTATACCTAAGGATGTGCCTATAACAATTTATGGTGATACTGATTCACTTTATATATCTTTTGCGCCAATGATTAAGTCTTCTGGCTTTGTTGGAGATGATTTGTCTTTTATTCTTCATATGGATAAAGTGTTTATCGAAAGAATGTATAATGTTTGGTTAGATGAATATGCCGCTAGATTTGGTGTTAAGAGTTTACATAATTTTGAACTTGAAACTATTAATCGTTCTGCTTTACATATACAAAAAAAGAATTATATTAATAATGTTGTTTACGAAGATGGTATTTTTTATGAAAACTTGAGTTATTTCTATCCAAAAGGTGTAGAGATTGTGAAATCATCAACTCCACCATTTGTTAGAGAGAACATTTATGAGTTTTTAAGGTATATATTTGCGAATCCTAATAATCTTAATATTAGAAAGATATTAACTTTGGTGAAAGATTTGAAAAAGCAATTTATGATGGCTGATATTGAAGATATATCTATGACTACTAGTTGTTCTAATTATCAAACTAAGGTTATTGATGATGTGACTGATGTTGTAACTGTAAAGGGTGCTCATTTTGGTGTTAAAGCTGCAGCATTGCATAATTATCTGTTAAACAAAAATTCTGCATATAAAACTAAGTATGATAATATACGAGGTGGTAGAATTAAATATTATTATTGTAATCATCCAAAGAATAATGTTTTTGCATATATGAGAGGAATGCATCCTTATGAAGTTGTTGATAAGGAAGGTGTAAAAATTGATTATGATGAACAATTTGATGTCACTATGCTAACAGTTATAAATAGATTCATAGAACCTATTGGTTTACCAACAATTAATAAACGTTTGAGTGTTTTAAATTCAATATTTTCGTTATAAATACTGAAAAAATAAACCTTATTGATATTTTAAACTAAAATATAAAAAATAATTAATATTTATGCCAAGATTAAAAGAAAAAGAGGAAAAAAAGAGAGTTGTAGAATTAACATTTGAAGATACTAATGACTTAGTTAAATATGTTGGTAAGATTAAAAATGGTGATTCTGAGGATTATATTCTTACATTATATAAAAAAGGTGTAATTTATAGAAGATTACGTAGAGTCGGCGTTGCAGATAATGTAGAAGCAAGAGGTATAAATTATAGAGAAATATTATAAATGGTTAATATTTGATAAAAATGCTCATAAATTTCGGTTTATGAGCATTTTTTATTAAAAAACATTAAAATATTTTTTTTTATAAAACATATGCAGTATCTTTGTAGTGTAATTATAAAACATAAAGATATGAAAAAATTTAAAGAATTGTCTGATAGATTTGATAAACGCATTAAAGAACTTGATTGGTTTACTTTCTTTGTTTTTAGTGTTCCGTTTTGGTTTGTAATTTGTTTTATCGTAAACAAATTTATGTTTGAGTCGATGGCAACAAATGTAAATGATCCAAAATTTTACACTATATTTAATACAAATTTGTATATTAAATTAAGTTTTACTTTTTCTGTAATTATATCTCTTATGGGTTTGCTTATGAGGTATCAAATGAGAAAAGCAGAAAAATTTTGGGAAGCAGCTAAAAAATTAGACGAAGATTTAATTTCAGCAGTTACTAAGCAAGATGTTATAGATTTGCATCCGAGATATAATGAACTTAGAACTTTGGCGCAAGCTCCACCACATTATACCGAAGTGATTAGATTAAAAGGAATGATTGAAATGAAACAAAGTTTAATAAAATAAATAAAAACAACAAACAAATTATTAATTAAAAACAAAAAAACAAAATGAAACAAAAATTGATTGACTTCTACAAGGAGTATGTAGCAACAGGTTCTAACGTATCTGAACATGCAGTAAAAAACGGAGTAACTAACACAGATTGTGTTCTTATGGTGAAGATGGGTGAAAAATACTTATCTGAAAAGTAAAAATTAAAAGTAAAAATTAAAAATTATTATCAACAAATTAAAAATTTAAAAAAATTATGAGTTTAAGTAAAATTTTGACACTTACTATTGTAGGTATTGTAATTATCGCAGCTATTTCAATTTTCAGTATGTATGTTTCGTATAACAACGGAGCAATGTCCAAGTACAAAACAACTACAGCAGAAATTGCTAATGTTGAAAACGTACACAACCAAATGTGGTCTATCTTACGAGATGAAGCTAAAGTTCCTGCAAGCTATGCAGATAAGTTTGATAAAATTTATACAGATATGATTGCTGGTCGTTATTCAAAGGGTGATGGTACTTTAATGAAATGGATTACAGAATCCAATCCTAACTTTGATAGTAAATTATACGAAAAATTAATGAATGATATTGAGATTCAGCGCACATACTTTTCGAATACACAGAAGTCCGTCATTGATAAGAAACGAGAATATGAAACATATATTAATACTATGCCGAATAAATGGTTTATATCAAAAGAAAATAGTAAGCCGATTGAATACGTTGTTATTTCTTCATCTGAAACTAAAAAGGTGATTGAGACACGAGTCGATGACAACGAAATTAAAATCTAACAAAAAATATTAAAAATTATTAAAAAAAGTCACTCATTTGATTATGAGTGACTTTTTTTTGTTATCTTTGTACATAAAATAAATATTATGAGTCTATTTGGAGAATTATTAGGACTTGCGTTTCTTATTTTTATATTTTTAAGTCCATTTATACTTACTGGTAGTAATTGGACAATTCTTTTCAATAAAGAATATAGAAAATTTATGAAAGAAGAAAGTAAAAAGAAACCAATAATCATTGAACAAGAAAAAATAATTAAAATTTGTACACAATATCAACCATTTCAATTGAATGAAAAAAAATTTACAATTTGTAATTTTGATTGTGATGGTGATTGCCAGTTTAAAGGAACAAAATATTATATAGAAAAATGATAGCATATAAACTAATTCGCAAAATGAAAGATGATTCTTTGTCACCTCTTTTTATAAATCAAAAAAGTAGAATTCCTATCGGTGTTTGGCTGGATGCTGAATCACATCCAACTACTGGGTTTGCTTACAGAAAAGGTTGGCATTGTACATTAGTTCCAGTTGCTCCACATCTTTCAACTAAAGATAGAGTTTGGGTTGAAGTTGTAATAGAAGATTTTGAATATTATAACAGACCTGAATCACAAGGTGGAACTTGGGTTTTAGCTCAAAAAATGAAAGTTCTAAGAGAAATTTAAAATTTATTATTATGAAAAAAGAGTATACTGCATTTATGACAGTTAAGTATGAAGATGGAACACCAACATTTGAAGCTATTGAAGTTTCCTATGGTGAGAAAGTTAAATTTTTTGCAACAGGTGATCCATTAATTGATTGGTATAACTACTGCAAATTTGTTTATCAAGGTGAAGCAAAAGAAGAAGGTATAGTATCAATTGGTTGTTCATCTTCTGTTGATCATTGGTTTATGGATTCTGAGGATTATTGTGAAAAGTATCTTAAACTCATTAATGATGAGTATTATGATTTTTATACATCTGAAGAATTAGATAATATGTCATTAGGTGAAATGAAACGTCATATGACTTGTGTTATTCGTAAGGATATGAAATCTTTTAAAGAGTTGTCAGATTATTATATTAAAAATAAATCTAAATATGAAAAGAAAAATTAGAATTTTAAAAATTTTATACAATAAATTTAAATTGTATTGGCGACCAATGTGTCCAAATTGTAAAAGATTAGTTTTAAATGAAACTGTTGATAGGTATAATACCGTTACTCAAAAGTGTAGAAAATGTGGGTATCAAAATGAATATAATGATAGCTATCCATAATTTATATATTATTAAAATAAAATAAGAGATGAAAGAAAGAATTTCTGCAGTAGCTATTATCAAAAAAGATAATAAAATCCTTTTTCTAAAAAGGTTTTCTTACGATAGAAGTTTTCCTAATATCTATTGCTTACCTGGTGGTAAAGTAGATGGTGGTGAAGAAATAAAAACTGCTCTTTATAGAGAAGTTAAAGAAGAAACTGATTTAGATGTTATTAGTGATGAATATATCGGATATCATGAATTTAGTAATGAAACTACTAACTATGAGATGCATATGTTCATATGTGAAGTGAAAGGAGACATTAAAATCTCTTATGAGCATGAATGTTACGAATATTTGAATTTTGAAGAAAATTTGGATAAAATTGGTATCAATACTATTGAAGCATTAAAAAAATATTACAAATTTTGAAAATAAAAAATCGTGGCAAAATTTAAATTTGAATTGACAGCTGGTATTTTACTTCGATCTGATGTTAGAAATCAATTGAATAGAAGTAAAGAAAAATTAGAATATCGGTTTGGTGGAAGAGTGTCTATTCGTGAAGAAAAGAGTATGCTTGATTCTATTTTTTATGTTATTGGTTATGACTTCCCTGACACATCTGAGTTTATACTTGTAATAAAAGAATGGGAATTAAAAATCAAATCATTTTGTGATTAATTATGAAAAATAAAATAAATATGAAAAAAATTAAAAATTGGCAAGCTTTTAATGAAGGCTTATTTTCCAGTATCAAAAAAGGTATATCTGATGTGTATGACTTTTACAAACTCGTTAAATTGTTAAGGAATTGGAAAGAAAAATATTCTCCAGAAGAATATGATAATGTTATTTATGATGCATTTAAATTGATAATGGTTATAATTTGCAACCTGGTAAATTGTCACCACCTTTCACTTTACCAAACGTACAGTTAGAAGAAGAGTTTATTAAGAAATTCTTTAATGTTGCTAAAGAAAATGGTTATGAAGTTGTATCTAATCCGAGTGAAAGAGAAGGATATACTACTTTTAATTTTAAAAGATAAATTCTTATAAAATGTATTAAAAATGAATGATAAAATATAAATATTTCTAAATAATGTTTATATTTTATCATTCATTTTGTTATATAAGAAGATATTACTATCTTTGTTATCTAATTTAAAAAATTAAATCATGGAGTTTATATCAACAAAAGAAATGACAAATGATACTGCACCAGAAGGTCAGGTTTTAGTTCAATACTTAGAACCAGCATGGGGTGGATGGAGTGTTGAGTTTGCAATTGGATATTATGATAACCCTAATGATTATGGTGATGGTAGTGGTGATGGTTGGAAACATTGGACTACTGAAAATAAGATAAATGTTATCGCCTATGCAGAATTACCTGAAAAAATGGAATCTACCTTAACTAAAATCACACAAAAAGACTTTATAACTAAATTTGGAGAGCACTTTCCAAATCTTGGTTGTGTAGGCGAATAACTTTAATTATTATACTTAAAAATATTATAAATTTAAAAATAAAAAATTATGACACCATTTATTTATTTAATTCCAATTATTTTCGCTGTTATTCTTTTCATTTTTTTCCGCACAAAAGTTGTTTGGTGGGAATATTTAATTCTGATTGGTCCATCAATGATAATTACTGGACTTATTCAATTCGGTATGATTAGTAGCTCAACATCGGCAACTGAATATCTTGGAGATATAGTATCTGAAGTAAGATATTATGAACCTTGGAACGAGTGGATCACAGAAACTTGCTCAAGTACAACAACTGATTCAAAAGGTAATTCTCATACAACTTATTATGATTGCTCACATAGTGTTAGTCATAGTTCAAGATGGGTTCAGATTACATCTACAGGTAAATATTATGATATTTCACATGAAGAATTTGATAGATTGACTAAAATTTGGTCAACACCTATAAATTTTGTTGATATGTATAGAGATTATTATACCAGAGACGGTGATATGTATTGTAAGACTTTTGATAATAATGTTTTAACATCAAAAACTGTTACAAAATCTCATAATTATACCAATAAAATAAAAAATTCGTATTCTATATTTGGTTTTAATAAAATTGATGAAAAAGAAGCAAAAAAATTAGGCTTATATGATTATCCAAAATTGTATGATAATGATGGCTCTGATAACCAATCACCATTTCTTGGTTATAAACCAACAAAAAATCAACTTATTGAATGGCAATATATAAACGGTACATTTGGACCAATTTCCCAGATTAGAATATTTTTAGTCTTTTTTTATAATAAACCGCTCTCAATTGTTCAGCAACAACGAAGTTATTGGATAGGTGGAAATAAAAATGAATTAGTATATTGTTTTGGTTTAGATTCAGTGTCTAAAAAAATACAGTGGGTTGATGCATTTTCTTGGAGCGATAAACCAGCAATGGAAGTTAATTTTAGAAGTTTCTATACTGGTAAAGATAAAGTTAATTTAGATGAATTGTCAATATGGACTCAGAATTCTATACCTAAATATTGGAGCAGAAAACAATTTAAAGATTTTGATTATATTGATGTCAAATTGTCAGATAAACAGTTACTGTGGTTATTTATCATTGTGATGATTATAAATCTTGGCTTATCAATATGGATTGTTCTGAATGATATTGAGTATGATGAAGATGGTAAAGTGAAAAATAATAATAACAACAATTATTACTATTAATATGAAAACAGTAATTTATAAAGGATATGTTTGTAAAATCACAAGAACCTGGGAAGGCGGTTATTATGATTTAGAAACAGTTGAGCCAACCGAAAAACTCATTGTTGAGGTTTTTTTTAGTGTACATCGCACCGAATTGATAAAAGAAGGAAACTCTTCTATATGGATTTAAAAAGACTCACAATAGCTTTAATTCCATTATCATTGATATTACGAGTACCTATACCTGCAAATCTATTTGTAAGTGTAGGTACTTTTTCATATACTTCAAACCGATTAGATTCATAATCAAAATAATACCATTGATTATCATTTTGTTCAAATAAATATATTGGTTTATTATTATCTATAGCTGTTTGTATTGCCCAACCTGTTCCTCCTGCAACACAATCTTCACCTTGTAACAATCCAATAGCAAATATCGCATCAGAATTCTTCACTTGAAACCAATCCCTAGATATTAAATTTCTTATGTATGGCTGAATGTTTTTTATGTTTCTACCTAACCTTACATTTGCAATTTTTATATGCTCAAATCCTTCCTTTAATTGCTTATCTGATAGAATGTACCTATTCTCTGACTTTGTTGTGTGACATTCAAAAGAAAAGTCAACAACTTTAAATCCTTTTTTAAGACTTTCAAAACTCCATAAAAAATCTGAGCCCGTAGCTCCACCACTAAAGCATATATAATTCATAATGTATTTAATTTTTTAAGTTTTTCTTTTCTAAAGTGTTGTGGTATTTTATTATTAAACTCTTCTGATATTTGTTTATAATGTTTCTCATCATATGTATGTGGCTCTATTATATTTCCTTTATGTGTGTGTATAAAATCACCTGTAATTTCCTCATATAATACACACGGATCAAAATTACACTCACCTCTATAATAATTATAATGTGCAACTGACATAATTTCTTTACTGCGACTTTTATCAAGAAATAAATATGACATTGTTTCTACAAATTTTTCAATTGGCTTATATATTTCGATTATTTTAATTACAAATGGATGTATACAAATCACATAATTTTCTATCATACCAAAGTAATCACGATATGATACATTATAAAATTTTATATCATGAATTTTATTTAATATTTCTTCTGTTGTCATTTGCTATTTTTAATAATTTATTTTTTCTGATATTAGATTTCAAATCTATATAAAATAATTGTTCATTAACTTTATAATTATTATTTTCTTTTTCGTTTTTTTTAAAGAATATTTCTATTTTTTCACCAGAAACAATTTCATATAAGTCTTGAGGATTAATACCAATACTATTAGATAAGTAATCATTTCGATGAAAATTTGATATTTCTTCAACATAAGTCTTATCATTATAAAATATTCCTATTCTAAAATCTTTGAAAAATTTATTAATTTTATATGTTATAGTTTCAAATATTCCAATATATGATACATATGTGCTATAATTTTTATGATACATTATATAATATTCCCGATAGCCTAATTTATACGATTTGTATTTTTTGCTATCTATTACTTCTTTGATTTCTACAATTGTCATTTTGTAATTATTAACTCATATTTAAAAATACGATTTTCGCCCTCATATTTATTGATAGAATAATCTTTATATAAGCGTCTTATAAAAGGTTTATCTTCATATGATAGTATAATTTTACCTTTAAGTTTATCTATTTCATTCTTTAATTCTGTGTGGAAATCTTCGGTATATTTTTCACAATTATCATATAGAAATTCTTTCTTATAATATGGTGGATCCAGATACCATACGGTGTTTTCAGAATCATATTTCTTGAAGATTTCTTTATAATCAGTATGTAGTATAATATCAGCATCTATGATAGTATCATATGTGTTGATATCATTATAAATTGATAAGACTGGCTTATTTTTTAGGTAGGTGTGAACGCAGAAATCTCCACCGAATGGTTCACAGTATGTTTCAATATTTTTTGGTATGAATTTACTTATAAAAGTATCAAATAATTCTTTCTTTTTATATCCTAATATCATTTAATTAAGTTTAGCCAATCATTAAAAAAAGGTTTAAAATTTCCTTCTAAAACATCTTCAAATAAAGTAAACGCTTTGCTGTCTTTATAAAGTCTGCTTTCGACTATTAGTAAATCTTCTATATTATCGTTATTTATTTTAATTTTTTTTAGTTTTAGAAATGCTTTAACTCCATATGTTTCATCACCAAAAACATTACGATCACAATGTCCGTGCATTATACCTTTCAAATTACTATCTGATAGCAACTTCAAATATACAGAAGCATCTGCTAATGCCGCATATTCTAAATTTTCTACATTATTTGGTAAAAATACAGAAAACTCAATTGGTGGATCAGAAATAACTTCACGTTTTTCAAACTCTTTGTCTATTTCTTTTTTTTCTTTTTTTGATAACTCATCATATTCATATCCATTATAATCCAGAAAGTCTTCCCAAGTTTCTTTTTCTCCTATACTAACTCTATATTCTATTAGATTTGTTTCATCTGGTAATAATAATTGATATTTTTTCATCCAATCACCTTCATTCACATCTATAAATAATCCATATTCTTCTAATAATTTTGAAACCTCAGAACCTAATTTTATATTTAGCTCTTTGTTACCTATTATAATTTTTGGTTGTGATAGTTTATCAACATTCCAATTTTTTAAGTCTGAATAATTTACAGTTTTCATTTCTTCATTAAATTTATTTACTCTCATACAAAGATACTAATTATTTTTGAGTATATATAAAAATAACATTAGAATTTTTATATATACCGTAAAATATAATAATAAGAATGAAAATTTATTCTAATGAATATATAAAAGATTTTGATAAACTAAAAAATTCAGTAATTGGCTTTGAATTTGAGTTTTATACTGACAGATCATATTACAAATTACTTGAGTTATTAAACAATGAACTAGCACCAATCAAAACAAGTGGTTTTCGTAAGTATCACTCTGATTTTAAACCAGATGAAAATAATTTTAAGTTGGAACCAGATTTAAGTGGTGGTGCAAATTTAGTAGAATTAATAACTGGACCAATACCATATACAAATGCTAAACTCATTTTACTGAAAATTTTAAAGATTTTAGATAAATATGCTAGAACTGATGAAAAATGTTCACTACATATAAATATATCTTTTGAAGATATAGGAGATGGAAAAGTTTTAAATAATCTGAATAAGTTAAAGATGATATTAGAAGTTGATGAAGACTATATTTATAACTTTTTTCCAGAAAGAAAAAATAATATTTATGCCAAGAGCATAAAGACGTTGATACCATTTAAAGGATATGATTATTCTACAAATGCTGTTGATTTGCTACAAACAAATGTTCAACTTCCTGACACCAAGTATTTTGGTGTAAATTTTAAACCAATTGAAAATATTGATACGGTTGGTCAACGTTTAGAATGTAGATATATTGGTGGCTTAGATTATCATAAAAAGACTGCTGATATTTTATCTTTGATGGATTATTTTATTGCGTTAGCTTGGAATTGTTGTGATGCAAAACTTGATGAAGATGATTTGAAAAAATTACAAGATTATTTGTTTGAAAATATTAATATTTTCAAATCTTTTAATAACTATGATGATTTTATTGCTGAGTTTCCTACAATTGATTTTCAAGTAGATAAAATAAGCGAATATGGTATAATTAAGGCATATTATGATACGATTTTTAATGAAGTGTATGAGATGATGAGAAATATTTATAATCTTAAAGATTGTATTATAAATTTAGATACACAAGTTAATAGAATAGAATTGGTAGATGCTACATTCAAAACTATTTTTGATATTGATAATATTGATTTTATTGAGTGCTCTATGAATAGTGGAAGATATACCAGTTGTAACTTTATATCATCTGAATTAGTTAATGGTACTATACATGGTGGTGATGTTATGGATAGTGATATCTTTAACTCTAAGATAGAAAATGCTAAAATTGATGTTGATTCTGAAGTAAGTGATTGCTATTTATATCAGTGTTATGTTGACTGTGCTGTTAAAGGTAATACAGTATTAAGAATGTGTAAAATTGGACCAAATGCTATTATAGAAGATTCAGTTAAAATTGCAACTGATATGAATAATTATTTTAATACTAAATCTGTTGGTGATGATAAAAAGGAAACTGGTGTTCAAGATTTGAAAAATATGAAAATACCTGATATAAAAGGAAAAAAATGGTGATATGAAATATTTAAAAACATTTGAGAAACATATAACATTAGATTTAGATGATAATGAATTGTTTATTGGTAAATTAGGAGTACAGGCTTTTCGTGATAGTGGTACTCATAAAATATTTTATAATATAACAATTACAATAAATATACTTTTAAAACTTGAAAATTATACTATTTTTAAACAGTTCTTTGATATTTTTTATGATAATAAAATAGAGTTTAGGTTTCATGATAAATCATTTGTTGCTAATGTTCATGATAATATTACTTCAATTATTGATGATTTAGAATTGATAAAAAATACAAAAAATTACAATTTATAATATGAAGATAGATAGATTTAAAATATTAGAAAAAAATAGTGATATTGATAAGTCAATTAAAACTATGATTATTGAACATCAAAAATGTAAAGAATTTATAAAATTGCTTTCAGAATTTGTGATAGAAAAATATATAAAATTATCTAAAGATGATTCTTATATACCAGAAATTGGTCCTCATCCATATACAGTTAAAAGAAATAAATTGTCAGTTACAGATGTTTCAATTTGGAAAAATGGAGTTAATTTTAAAGTTGAAGGATATGGATACGAATATTATATATTTATGTCACCTGAAGAAATAGAACAATATAAACTTCAAATAGAACAGAATATACTTAAAGCTGATGCAAAAAAATATAATTTATGATATATATCAAACGATTTGAAAATCTAAAAGGCGAAAGTCCAGTGGTTGGTGATTATGTTATATTGGATGTTAAACCAACAGAGTCTACAGATTTTATTTTTGTAAATTTTATTGATACTCATATTGGAAAGGTTATAGATATAAATTATAGAGCATCATTGCCATATACTGTAGAATTTGATGATATAGTACCATATCAAAGAAGCCAAAGAAGTCAAAATAATATGGGATTTGATAGAAATGAGATTGTATACTTTTCTTCATCAAAAGAAGAATTAGAGATAAAAATGAATATAAAAAAATATAATTTATGAAAATCCAAAAATTTGAAAGTTTTAAAGATTGGTTATTATCAAAACCTAATTTTTTAAAATCTGGTGACGAATTTAAATATATAGATAATTCTGGTGAAACTAGATATTGTAAATTTGTAAGAGATGATGTTGTTAAAGGCGAAATGAGTTTATTGGGTGGACTTTTAGGTGGACAAGCGATATGTGTGATAGATGATGAAAAATATGGTAGAATAACAATAGAAAAAAATAAATTGATACCTTTAACACCAGAAGAATTATCTGCAAAAAAATATAATTTATAAAATGAAAATAAAAAAATTTGAAAATATATCAGAAAACTCGGATATTTTAATACAAGAATTTAAAGATAAATTTAATTTTATGTTTGATGATTTATTAGTATCAAATCTTAAATTGGAAGAGAGAGAAGATGGCTATTATCAATTTTATTGTGATATAAATGCACCAATTAAAAATGAAACTGTATATTTGTTTAACAAACTACTTGATATATTTGATACAACTGATTGTGTGTTTAATTTTTTGAATAATCTTTTAAGTGTAAAAATATATAATCTTGAAGATTTTATAAATAAAATGTAAAAAAATAAAAAGAGTATGATAACTAATTTTAGTGCTAAATCATCAGATAATAATTTTCATGTTCCAACAGCAGCGGGACCTGAGGGTAAGATACCTATGGCTGCAACAAATGCTGGTGGTGAGAATAGAATAAAGAACTTTAAAGAATACTTCGGTGAGTATAGAAAAGGTTCTGAGAAGTTCGGAAAATTAGTCAATAGAATTATGGAGTTTTTAAGATTACCAGATTTTAAAGCTCATATTGATGAAAATGATCTTTTAAAATTTGAAATTTCAGACTTTGAAAACAGATCACACATTAAAGTTGAGAAAATAAGAGAATTGTTGAATACCGATAGCAAATTGTATAGCTTTGATATAGATATTGATGATAAGCATATAAAGTTTTCAAATTTTAATAAAACATATAAAGATAGATATGTTTCAGGAAGAAAAGATTAAAAAATAAAAACCATCATTTCTGATGGTTTTTTATTATCTATCCATAATAAACCAAGCAGTGTTGGTCTCTGCTCTAACTTTTTCAATAACCAAATCCATTTTTTCTTTACCTTGTGCAATGATGTCGGCTGAGTTATATTGAAAATTACCTGGCATATTAAAATTTAATCTTCCAAGTGCTTGACCCATACGCATTTGGGCGTAGCCAATAGCATATTGTTTGAAATAAACATTATCAAAAAGTTCTTCCTCTTCAATTCTTGTATAAACTTCTAACATCATGTCAGTATTTATCATAGTTAAAAAATTAAGATGCTTGTTTATGTGGTTAAAATTGAATCTAAGAGTGTTCGCAGTCATTTTATTAATCTGATCTGAGAAATTACTAATAACTGAACGATATACTCCAAGTTCACCTGCTGTTGTAACAAAAGATGTTAAAAATGGCTGATTAGTAACTCCCAGATTTATGGATAGGTTAGGAGCTTGTATTCCAAGACGAAACATAGTGGGATTGTCAATTTTAACTATTCTAACTATATCTTCAACTTCAGGTGGCATCACAATAGTTTGATTTCTATTATATTCTTCAGTTTGTATAAAACTCTTTTCTAAGTAGTAAAACATTTTTATTTTAGAGAATTGATAATTTTTATAAAACCATTCTAATGCTTCTTCTCTTACAATTCTAATTATTTCCATATCAGGTATTATTTTATCAAAAAGTCCTGAAATTGTTAAATCCGCTTGTATGATATCTACTAATTGATCAATGGTCATTGACATGTTAATTATATTATTTTTTAGTATATATAAATTTTAAATTTCCAGAATCGTAAATTCTAAGTATTTTTCTTTCTAACATTATTTCGTGTTCAGTTTTATTTTTATCATATCCTTGTTTAACTAATACATCTTTCCTAAAATTAAATCTATGTCGTTTAATATCGTCAACAATATAATAATAATTTGGTGTTGTTTTACCTTGATATTTAAATCCTAAAGTTTCATATAATTTACCTTGGCTAATACTTCTATCGGCATATGATATTATTTCAATTGAATTGTAATTATTAATAAAATATTTAAATAATTTGCTAGCACCACCAATTACGTTAGTATCTATTTTATTGCAGAATCTTAAAAGTTCATATTCTCCTTCTACCGTTTCTTTTTTACCCATAGCGATTCTAAGATTACCAAAAGTCATTAGACTTACTAATTCATTATTATAAAATAAACCTAGTTTAATTTTAGATCCAATAAATCCTTGAATGTGGTTTTTGTTTAAAAAATCTCTGACTAATTTATTGTCAGCTATTTCTTTTATTTTACATTTTCTTGCATATATTTTATTTTCACTTTTATTTAATTTATTTAATATCATAGATTTAATTATATCTTGCTTATAAATCCAATCATCTTCATAAATTTGAATTAATTGTATTCCATACTTTTCACATTCTTCAGTTTTAGTTAAATGATAGTTGTTATTTTTATATGCTTCACTATGCCAATATAATCCATTAAATTCTAATGCTAATTTTAATTCTGGTAAGTAAATATCTAACTCTACTGGTGATATTATGTTTCTACTATTTATCAATATTTCTCCATTGTAATTTTTTTTTATAAAGAGATATAATTTTTCTTCCATCTCAGATTTTCCGTGTGTTTGTCTGAAATAAGGAGATATTTCTAAACTACCTAATATTCTAATTCTTAGATTTGAATATCCGATTGTAAAAGTATTATTTGTTCTTAGACATAATAAAACATATTCAATATTTGCGTTTCCTTTATCTATATGTGAAACGTATTCACAATTTGATTTTTTGACATTATTCTTTATATATTCTATATGTTGTTTTTTATATGAATCTAATGCTTTGTTTTTGACTTTACTGTCACAAAATGGCGAATTGCCATTAAATTTATCGTTAAAAGTGTTTAATATTTTTTCTCTTACATCTTTTGATGTTATAGCATATTCGCTATTATATTTTTTTAAACAAGTTTCCTTTCGCTTTTCTGTAGTTTTATTTTTATCTTCAAGAGATGTGTTATTTATTGTTTCTTTTCTTTTCTCACTTATTTTATTTCTCTCTACATCATCTTTATTTTCCCATTTTTCTATTCTCTTTTTTATTGTTTCTAATTTTTCTTCTTTTGTTCTACTATTTAACTTTATGCTAATTTTTTGTTTAATTTCATCATTTTTAGATGCTGATGTGAAACCATATTTTTCAAATGTTCTCTCTTGTGATAATTTTTTTATTTTTTCATTTTTCATGGGATTGTCAACACCATATAAATGAATATTAGTATTTATTGTACTTTTATTAATACATTCTCTATTTCCGCAAGTTTTTGTCCAACCATATTTGAATGATTTCCAATTTTTTAACTTTCCACAATCACAAAATATGTTAGAATCATCATTAAAATATATGTATATTTTTTGAGATAACGATAATTTTTTCACATCAGTTTTTTCAATTAGTTCATTATCAATATAATTGTTTATTTCTTTTACATAGTTATCTCTTTTATTTATAAATAAACATAATGAACCTATATTATTTGCTTTATCTGTTATTATATTTTTTAATTCTTTCATATGTTTTTTTGTTTCTATATATAAATATAGTGAGTACTCATGATTAAGTTTGAATAAAAAAATAATTTATTCTCATAAATTATATTTTTCAGATTGTATTCTTAACTCATAATCTTCTAATGTATTATCTGTTGTGAATATTCCATCTGCATATTCAAACACATCAACATTTGTATTTAAATAATTAAAGTCTCTCCAACCATCAATACAACAAAATTTATTATTGTCATCTTTTAATCTAGTTCCAAATTTTGACAAATATATTGTATATTTTTTACCTTTTGTAAATTTCCAATAGAAGTCTGGATCAGTTGACTTGACGCATAATAGTATATGTTTCATGTTTTCTAAAATGAATTCTGACTTACTTTTTAAATTTTTCATAAATTATATTTTTTTGCTGCATTTGCTGCTAGGAATAGATTAATTTCATCTTTTGATGCTAATTGTAAATCATCATCATAATAGAATCTCATACGACTTCCTTGTATTGTTTTAATAGTATAAATATATTTATCATTAATGTAGCCACAATAATCAATCATTCCAATATCATCAGTATCAGTATCTATGATTTTTACAATATTACCTTCTTTGTATCTCGATTTTTCAATATCTAAACTTTCAAATTTTTTAATATATATCATAAGTTATATTTTTCTACTTCTTTTTTAAATAGATATTCTTTATATTTTTCTGGATATTTTTTTATTATATCTCTTTCTGTTCCTCCTAGAGTATATGTTAAAAAATCATCACCTTCACTGTCTTTTACATTCCAATCAGCACCAGCATCTATCAACATTTCTAAAATCTCTAAATTGTCACCATATGATGCCCACATTAATGGTGTCATTCCGTCACGATCAAAACAGTTTAAATCCATATTTTTATTTTTAAAAAGTAAATTTTTAATTTTATTAATATTTCTTTTTCCATAAATTCTAATATAATCAAATAGTCTGCTTTGTACATTAGTGTTTTCAAAAGTTTTTAAGTGTTTCATAAATTATATTTATTTGATGTTAGTTGAATTTTAAAGTCTTCTATTTCGTCTGGTGTCAGTTCTCTTAAAATATCTTGTGATTCTAAATATGTTTTACCATATATCGTTTCAACAAGATAAGGTTCTGTTTCTATAATTTTACAAAATATCTCATTTTTAGAAAATTTAGTTTTACCCATAACATAATCCGCTAAAAGATATCTTTCATATGTTTCAAATCTTTTTAAATATTTCATAAATTGTATTTTTCTGCTTCTTTTTCTGTCAAATAATTTTCATATTTTTCTGGATAATCTTGTATTAGTTTTTCTTTAATGTCATCACTTATATAATGCATAAAATCATTATTTTGATCGTTTTTTGCTGTCCAATCTGAACCAGCGTCTACTAATAATTTTATAATATCATAATTATTAGAATATCCAGCACAAATCAAAGGTGATGAATGTGATTGTATGTTGTGAGTATATATTATTGCATTATCTTCTCTTAATATTTCAGATACTGCCTCAATGTTTTCATACTGAATTGCTGAAAATATATCCCAAGAAAAAACTTCAGGTTTTTTAAAAAAATATTTAGCTTCAAGCCAATGTCCATATTGATTTCTAATTGATATGAATCCACCTTCGTTTAAAACTTTATTTATATATTTACCTGTTTTTGTGTTTTTTGCTTTTACATATAGTGCACCTTTTTCACCTTTAACTTCAGTTATTTCACACTCATCACCATATTTTGCATCATATGTTTTAGGTAGATATGATCTTCTGGTTTTATATGATGTTACTGGTTCCCGTCTTGTATATATGACAATATCACCAACATTAAATGTTCTTTCAACTTTCTCAAATATTTTAAATGTGGTTATCATAAATTGTATTTTTTTGCTGCAACAATATCATTTATATCTAGAATTTTAGAATTTATTGTTTCTTCAACTAATACAATTTTAGTATAAATTTTACTTCCAATAAAAAATCTTGATGTATCATCACGAGTAGTACTATCATACCATTCTATACATTCGTCTAATGAATAACATGTTTCAATTTTTTCATAATATGTAGAATATTTACCATAAAAAACCCATAAGACTTCTTCCGATGTATCAAAATCCGAATTTTCTAATATTTGATTAAATTTTTTGATTTTCATAATAATATATATAAAAAAGCAAAGTTGAAAAATTATATATAGAGCATATGGAAATACTAAGATTTACAAGTTTTATGTTGAATGAGAATATATCTTTAATTGATCATGACGGAATTTTACTAATAGTTGATGTTCAATCAAATTTTAAAAAATATTTTCCTACCGATCCAGATAGTTACCTTAAAAAATTAGACAAGTACTGTGAAGAATTTCCTTCTGGAAAGACAGAATTGAGTGGAGTATACCAAATATGGGATTCTAATCGTGGATCTAAGCCAACTTACATATTTAAAAATCAGGTAGACTTTTTGGAGAAAAAATTTGGCATAAAAAAGTTTTATGCTAAATATAAAGGCGGATTTAATGAATGGATAACTACGATATTTGATGAAAATACTCTTAATCAGTTTAATTCAAGACATAATAAATTTGCTGAGGGTGATGCTTTCAAATTGAAAGATAAAGAGGAATTTATAGTATATATTGGTAATGCTCACAAATGGTTTTACGTGAATAGTGAATTGGTTGAATTATTTAAAAAATTGAGAGGAAAGAAGGTTATAGTATGCGGTGGTGCATCCAACGAGTGCTTAAGTGATGTGTTCATTTCATTAAAATCATTTAATGTTACTCCAGTTTATAATCATCAATATATTTATAGCGCAGAAACTGGCGATCCAAAGTTAAAATAATTTTTAAAAATCTAATCTATTGTATTTTTTTGAGATTATGCTTCTTTTAGTGAAACATAAATTATTTATATTTGCTAATTCTTCTGCTGGTATGTTATTTTTAAAACCTTCTGATATAGTATACTTATGATCAATTGTTGGATATTCTCTATGTCCACCGTTCAAATTAAAATTATCTTTAATATATTCATAATCATAATAATCATATCCGTCCCAAGAATTGAGTAATTCATTTTTTACTTTTTTTGTTAAATTGTAGACTTTATTTTTGTATAATTGAAATTCATCTGTTTCAACAATAAAACCGTTATTAATATAATATTCTTTCATAATATCTTTCATTTTATCTGATGACATAGGATGTATTGTACCATAATTTATTAAACTTGTCTGTTCATATTTTTCTAAAAAATCTTCAGATAAAACATAATATTCCACACCATATCTCTCAACCATAGTTTCTTTTCTTTTCACTTGAATTTCTTTAAGTTGAGAAACATTTTCAACACCATATTTTTTAAAACAAGTCTCTTTATATTTGTCTTCATTTCGATAATTTTTATCACCATATTTCTCTAAGCAAGTTTTTTTAACTTTATCTTGTCCACATTTTGAAGAGCATGCATATGTACCATATTTTTTCATACTTTTTACATAAAATCTATACGTTAATTCTTTTTCAGTCCCGCAGACATCACATTTAACTCTAACGATAGAATGACTACCATTATTTAAATGTTCTACTGTAATTGTTAGTTTATTTCCTCTTTTAAGATTTTCGTATCCTAAGTTTTTAAAGTGTTGTATATTTGCTGGGTTTAGAGTTATTTCAATTTCTTTTGTTATTATCATTTTTAGTGTTTTTATTTTTTATAAATTCTTCAATTATTATTTCAGTCAATTTATTTATTTGATATCCATTATCTTTACAATATTTTTTAAAAATTATGTGAATATTATCATCAATGTGTAGAGTTTTCATAGCTGTGTTTTTTATTAGTATATATAAATTAAAAAATATCAAAAAAAGTCATTTTTGATATTTTTTGAAAAGTGATTTTGATTTTTTATATATAACATGAAATATGATGTTTTTAATTTAAATATTGCATAGAATGTAGTGAAACTAGGCAAAAAAATCAGTTTTAAATATAAATATATAATAAAAAAAAATATAGTACATGGTGAATAATATTTTAATGGTGAATTTTCTAAAACTACTTGAAGATTATGGTGTGTTGATTACAGTCTTATTGATTTTTATTTTGATAGCATATATGATGTTAACAAATTCCTCAAAGAGAATACGTGAACAAGAGCAAAAAATTGATTCTTTATATGGTAGAATAGATAAATTGATGAATAAGTTTTCATCAGAAGATAACACAGAATTGGTGGGTAAATTTGTAAATTATGCCGAAAATGCTACAAAGATTCAAATACAACTTTATCATTTGTTGCAAAATTTTGGTGCTGAGAGAGTTTCTATATTTGAGTATCATAATGGTGGTAAAAATTTAGCAGGAGTTGAGTTTAAGAAGTGTAGTAACACTTATGAAGCTGTATCATTAGAAACTAAACCTATTATAAAAGAAATGCAAAATTTACCATTGAGTATTAATCCAATATGGAATAAAATTCTATCAACACGTGATGATATTATTGTACCATCTGTTGAACATTTGGAAGATACATTTTTAAAAACATATTTAGAATCACAATCAATTAAAACATATTATGCTACTATATTGCAAGATTATGATAATACACCTATTGGTTTCATTACAATGGAATATTATCATAATAGTAGAGATTTGAACTCTGATGAGTTAGAGGAATTTAATGAAATTGCAATAAAGTCATCAGTTTTAATAAATATAAAATAAGAATTTTATGCATCTAATTTTTAATACTATGTCTTTTATTGTCTTAGTTCTTTTGTTGTGGTATTATAATAATGTGCATAAAAAAAGAAGAAAAAATTCTAATGATTTAGCTTATGTTTTAAATAAAAATATGGAACTTTTAGTTCATTTTGAAAGAAAACATGATATTAAACAATTAAAAAATAGTATTCAATTATATTCTCTTTTTCAAATAGTGTTAAAAATTGCTAATGCTGACTATGTTAGCTTTTTCAAATACGATTATTCTAAAAAATTTTTACCAATCAATTTTATAGTTACTGTAGATAAAAAAGGACATGCCATACAGAAATCTGAATTAGATAATATACCAGCTTCTTCAAATTTGCTAACTTTGGATATAATAAGGAGCGATGATAAGGATTTATGTTATAAATATGTTGAAGATATAAAATCTGATTGTGATGATAATATCATTTATAATGCCTATAATAGTAAAGAAATAAGTAAATTGTATTATCAAAATATTTTTGTAGATTGTGATATGCCTACAGGATTTATTATATTTGCATACAAAAATAAAGATTTTGTTATTCCCGAATATGATAAAGAAGATATATTGAATATTATAGAAAAAATGAAAAATTATATTTGATATGTTAAGAACATACGAAAAATTTACTATGTATAATTTTACTAATAAACTTTTAAATTTGTTTTTAGCTGATATAGATGATTATTTTGATAAACATCAAAAAGATAAAGACTTTGACTATTATCATTTTAATTATAAACCTGTAGATTTAAAAGAAGTTAAATATTTATTGGACAATGGCGCTGATATAGATGTGAAAGATGGTATAAACAATTATGGTTCTATTTTATCTATGGCAGTATATAGACAAGATGTTGATGCTATAAAATTTTTAATAGAACATGGCGCTGATATCAATAAAACAAATAGTGTTATAGTAACAGCATTATACATTTCAGCAAGTTTTAACAGTTTAATTTTAAAAATTTTAATAGATGCTGGTGCGGATGTTAATATAGCAAATTCTTCTGGTGTTTTACCTATACATAGTGCATTATACGCTAAAAATTTCGAAAGTGCAATATTATTATTAAAATCTGGCTCTAATGTATCTACCAAACAATATACTATTAATACTTGGCTTAAAGGTAAAAATTTAGAATTTCAAAAAGAACTATTTAATAGATATCCAGTAGAATTTTCACATATTGATAGAGATAACATCTGTAAAAAATTATTAGATGATTATGATATACTTCAGACATCAAATAAATATAATATATAAAAAACCTTAATTAATTGATTAAGGTTTTTTTATTTGAAAAATGTTGATTATCTTTGTACTACAATTTAAAACAACTATATTATGTCACTGGAAAAAAGAGGTACTTATAAGTTTGAAAATGTCGAAGATATTAAAAAATTCATTGTCGGTGGTAATGCTACTTTGACACTTGAAAGTGAAAAAACTGGTAGATGGTTCACATACCGTATTAAAAAATTGAAAAATGACGAAGAAAATTCTACATTTTTTGTGTCAGTTTTAACAGCATCAGACAATGAAGCATCTTATACTTATATGGGTGTCATTTTAAATAAAGGTAAGATGATTTTTAAATTGACCAAGAATTCTAAAATTGGTGAAACTGCGATGTCCTACAAAGCATTTGAAATCTTTTTTAACTTGTTACAAGTAAATAAAGTGCATGCTGATATGAATGTTTATCATCTTGGTGTTTGTGGACGTTGCGGGCGAAAACTTACCGTTCCAGAAAGCTTAATAAATGGAATAGGGCCGTTTTGCGGCAATTCTAATAATACTTCAAAAAATAAAAAATCAAAATTAAAATACGCATAATTTTAAAAAATAAAAAATAAACAAAAAGTTGTTTTTCTTCTAAATAAAGAAAAACAACTTTTTTTATGTCAACTTGGAAACAAATTTTAGTACACTTAATATTATTTGCAATATTTTATTCTATCTATGTTAATTTTGGATTTGAAATGTTTGTAGTTTTTGCTGCAAGTTCAATAGTATCACAGTTAATTATATCATCTATAAAAAAGAAACCACCATTAACTAAATCCGTATATGCTAGTGCTAAAAGAAAAATTATAATATAATGCTTAGAGATTATCAATCATATGCTTTAAAAAAGATTATAGAGAATGATAGATCTTTCTTATTTTGGCCCCGTCAAACAGGTAAAGATTATATTATTTCTAAATTTTTAGAACAATTTGTGAATGATAATAGTGATTCTGCTATATTATATATTTGTGATTATAAAAATCACATACATTGGTATAGAGATAAACTTATAAATAATATTCACAATTGTGTAAGACGCTCATCAGAATTTGAAATCAAATTTATAAAAAATAATCGTTTGATATTTTGTTCTATTGATGATGATTTTTTTGAACTAACAAGAGGATTAAATACAAAAATTATCATTTATAATGATGCATACAGAGAACGAAATTTTGGATTATTAAAAAATTTCATATATAGCACTGGTTGTAAATGTATATTTGCATCCTGGCAGATTAGTACTAAAATGATGGATGTTATTGATTCAAATGATAATTTTTATGTTAATGTTATGATATGTGCAAACCCTGACGCTTTAAATGCTGATTTTAAAATAAATAAAGATATTGTTAATTATTTCAAATATAAAAAGAAAGAAATGTTCGATTATATGAATAAGAGCTTTCAAAGAAAAAGAAAATTGCAAAAATTAAATGAAGTAGAAGATGAAATCAAATTGTGAATTGTGTGATAGAGTGAAAGAATTATCTTTTCATCATCTTATTCCTAGAACTCTACACAGCAACAAATATTATAAGAAAACTTATGTGAGTAGTTATTTAAAAAATACTGGTTTAGATTTATGTAAAGATTGCCATAAAACTGTTCATGAGTTTTTTACTGAGAAAGAGTTAGGTAAAAGTTATAATACAAAAGAAAAACTATTATCATCTGAAAAACTTAGAAACTACATTGTTTGGATTAAAAAACAAAATTAAAAAAGCATCATAGTTCTGATGCTTTTTTAATTTTAGAAAGTTTATATCTTCTAATAAATTTTTTACTTTTAATGAGCCAATCTTTATATTCATATTCTCTACCCAAAATATAATATTTATCTTTGCACATGAATCTACTCCAAGATGGTCCATACACATTGTGCATTACACAGAAATTATACTCTTTATTTTCATATAAAATTTTATAATCTATATCATTGTAAAAATAGAATGTTTCATCTCTTCCATCAACTATAATTATTTTTATATAGCCAGGTATTTCACTTGTACCACTTTCACACTTGACTAAATCTGCACAACTAGTGTCTTCAATAACGGTATATTCTATACCGTTTTCTATTGATTTATATTTTTTCTTCATTTAAGATTGAGAATTTTAATTTTTTGTTAATTTTAATAACTCTATCAAACATTGAATATCCAGGCGAATCATCTTTAAAATAAACCTTAGGATCAAGTATGATAATATTTAAATTAAATTCTTTTGAGAATTGTTTAAGTACATTTAATGCATATTCTACACTATCTGGTTCCATACTTGAAAAAACCTCATCTAAAAATAAAATGTTTAATTTTCTAAATTTTAATATTAATTTCAAATATGAAAGTGCTATGGATATGTTTATTTTTTTAGACTCTCCCATAGATAAACTCTCTGCATGCACTTCATTTATCATTCTCTCATATATATTGACATTGAACTCATCATCGATCTTAACACTATATTCTGATTTCATTTCATCTAAGATATCTTTTAAATATACATTTATTGGCTTAACAATATTTTTAATAATACTTTTTCTTATTCCATTGTTAGAGAAAACAGTTTTTAACTCATTATAAATCTCAATTTGTTTCTCAGCTTCAGTTATTATTTTTATATTTTCGATATTTTTATTTTTAATATCGTTTATGTTTTTTTCTAGTTCAGATATAGATATATCATTTGATGTTTCTTTTAATTCTGATATTTTTTTAGTGATTGTTTTTAATTCAAAAATTAAATTGTTTAATTTGATAGTTGTATTACTTTTTTGTTTATATAATGATTCTTTTTGATTAGAAATTTGTGTTAAAGTTAGTGTTAAAGTGTTTTTATTATTCTCCAAGATTTGAAGTTTTTCTCCAAAAGATTCGCATTCGGATTTAATATCACTTAAATCATGTAAATGCTTTTCATCATTTAATTCTGTTCCACATACAGGACAAGAGCCAGAATTATAAATGTTTAATTTATTATTTGAATTTTTAACATCAACTTTAATTTCAAGTATATCATTATAAATAATATTTCTTTGATTCTCCAAATCTTGTCTTTTTTTCTCCAAAGAATTTAATTTTTCATCAAAATCAGAAATATCTTTTTTTAACTGTATAAATGGATCTCTTTTGGAATTTTTTTCAGCTTCAAGTTTTATTATTTCTTTATCTTTATCAATAACACCATTCCTTTTAATGTTAATTATATTTTGATTTAGTGCTGTAATGTTTGTGTTGTTTGCTTCAACAATAGTTTCATATTTTAATTTTTCATCATTCGCTTGTTTAATCAATCCATTGCTTAATGATAGATAGTTATCTAAATCTTGAATATTGAATAGCTTATTTATTATATTTCTTTTATCTTCAGGTGATAAATCTATAAAATTTGCAAAATCAGATACTGACATTGAAATGAAACTTTTATATGTTTCAAAATCAAAACCTATAACACTGTCTCTATCTTCTTTTTTAAAATTTTTAAATTTTTTAGTTTCATCTAAATCATTTATGACAATTTTAGCATAGTTTGGTTCTAAACCTCTTGAAATTTTTATAACATCTGATGTATTATTGATAAATTCTATTTCTGCTTCAAGATTTTTGTTTATTCTATTAGGAAGTATTGTTTGCGGAACTCTTTTACCATTTTTACCTCTCACTATACCAAATAATGAAAAGTCAAATGATTGTTGAAAAGATGAATTATGGCTTCTTATACCATTAGCAATAAATTCGGATCCTTCTACTTGAATATCAAATAAGTCTTGCTTAGTATTATCGTTTTTTATATCTATTATTTTTTCATATCCATTTATAGTGTCTATATAATCGCCAATATTTAAATTTTTAGATTTTTCCCAATCTTTTTTATATAATAGATGTTCTGGTGAAGTTGAAATTTGAAAACTTTCAGTTTTTATTATAATTTTTTTTGAATTTTTTGCTGTAATGTCTACAGCTTCAATTTTTTTGAAGCCTGATATAGTTTCAACTTTTATATTTCCACTGTTTACTAATCCAGTTTCATTGTTGAAGTCATATAAATCTTTTAAACTAATTTTCATCTATTAAAAATTTTTTACATTTATTTATTATTTCAGTTTCATTATTTATATATTCTGATTCCCATATAATTAAAACTTCATAATTGTGCTCTTTTGCTGATTCTATTTTTCTATTATCTGATTTCCAAATATCTGAACATTTTATTTTTTTTATTCTGTGTATATCATCCGCCTTAAAAATTTTAGGATTACTATGCCAAAAATCACCATTAAATTCTATTATTTTATTATTATAGCACAAATCATATCTATTTGCCTTTTTTGATATTTTATCATATATAAATCTTTCGTCTATACCATATAAAAAATTTTTTGTTATATTATTATCATTTATAGCTTCTATTATTTTATCAATAAATTTATCTGACATCAAACTTCTACCTGTTGACATACAAGTATTTTCATTAAACATTTTTTTAATCCATTTATCTTGTCTATTATTGAATATTTCGGTTCCTTTTTCTATACCATTTTTAATAATACATTTTTCTAATGTGAAAGTTGTTTGTCTTTCTTTTAATAATTTTTCAGATTCTTCAATAGAAAAACCTTTATCAATATAATATTCTATATTTGTTACTTGTTTTTTGTTATATTCTGGTGTCCCTTTTTTAGATTGCCAATTTTTTATTGATTTTTGACTATTTTCTTTTTGATAATCAGAAACTTTTATTTTAGATTCGCTCTCGCTAAAACCTTTATTTAACCAGTAATTTATATTATTTTTTCGCTGTGAATTTATTTTTATTTTTATTTCATCTTTATCTGTGAAACCTTTATTTATCCAATATTCTTCTGTAAATGGTGATATCATTTTTTTGTGATTCGGATCAGATAATCTAGTTTTTGCCGCTTTAGCACCTCTGTCTTTATGTATTTCTGTTTTTTTTAATTTTGCATCTTCATAAGAGTATCCTTTATTTATCCAGTATTCTATATTCAATATAGAATATTTAATTGTTTTCCAATTATCTTTAAAACTTTTTATTTTTATTAATGTCTCATCTAAACTCCAACCTCTTATTAACCAATAATCAATATTTCTTATTGTTAATCTTTTTAAATTGTTTTTAATTTGTAATTTTTTAAATTGTTTTTTAATATCTAATTTAATATAAGTAATAGATTTGTTTTTAAAAGAATCATTTAAGTATAAAAGATAATCTTCTTTAAAATGTTTGAAAAATTTATCATTATTTAGTCTCATAGTGTTTTTATTGTATATATTAATCGCTTATAATGGTTTATTTCTGTTTTTAATAAAATTAAGCAACAATAACATTGTTTCATCATCTTCAACAATGATTTCTATTTCAGTATCAGGAGAAAGGCACTTGCCAGCACCATTACTACCTGAAAAAAGTATTAAGTCACCTGTAGTGGTATTAAAATCTAAGGATTGTGTGTTGTTTCCGAAAGATTTAAAGTTTCTAAGTGAAATGGATTTAATTATCATATACACATTATATATGAATAATTTGAAAAAGTTATAAAAATTATTTTATTTTAAAAATAAATGTTAAAAATAAATGTTAAAAATAACATTTTGGACTTAAATAATTAAATATATAATAAAAAACAATCAAAGTTATATGAAAACAACAAAAACCTATTCAATTGACGATTCATTATATTCGGCATTTGATTTATTAGCAACAGAAAGAAACATCAATAAAAGTTCATTTATTGAAGACCTTATTAAAAAATATTTAAAAGATAATGATATGGATTTTATAGATAAAGTATATGAGTCAAAATTTGATCCTACTAATGTGGTGAAAGTGTTAACAGAAGATTCTACATATTATATGTTAGATGATGGTAGTAAAATTCAGAAAATTTTATTTCTGCATAATTTTAAAGAAATTAATGGAATTGATCCAGAAGATTTCTTTAAAAAATCTGAAATATTTTTGGCTAATAGCTTAGCTAAGCAAATAAAAGAAATTGTTACTGATGATATAGATGATTCTAATTATGATGCTACATCTAGAACTAGAATTGTAGAAGATACAAAGGTGATTTCAGATATGTGTATTCCTGGTAATTCAGAAAAAGAATTATTTAAAATTGAGCACAATTTTAAAACAAACAAATATCTAGAATTTGATAAGACTAAAATTTGTGAGATTATTATTCAATTAAAAAATATGAATTTTACAGATGGAAAAACTGAAAATCTTAAAGAACTATTATTTAAAATATATTCAAATCATAAAAATTCTATGATAGCTTAAAAACAAAAAAGTCAAACAATTATGTTTGACTTTTTTATAAATTGTATTTTTTTGTTGATATTGTTAAATTATATTCTTCTAATTCTTTTGGATTTGCTAATCTCATTATTCTTGATTTTGGAACATATCTTTCATCTTCATATTTAGATGTTTCAACTAGTATTACATATTGCATTGCCCAATTACTATATTTTATAATCTTACCTATAAATTTTGGATTTTGCCAATTCCATTCACCTTTAGAATTGATATCTGTCGCTTGTCTTACATCTTTAGCAACTACGATATCGCCAATATTAAATTTTTTTTCTGATTCAAAAGATTTTAGATATTTCATAAATTGTACTTTTTCGTATTTAAATAAAGTTCAGGATCAGATAAATATTTAATTAGTTCTTCTGATTCATCTGGTTTTGTTTTATATGTACCAGAATATGTTTTTATAGATAAACATCTTAGAGTTCTTATTTGTTCTTTATCTTCATTTTTTGAATTAAAATCCCAAATAAAATTAAAATCTGTAATGTTTGGTGTGTAATCAAATCCATATTTTTTGTAGTTATCATCAAATCTATAAAAGTCATTGATATAACTTAAAATATCACTTCTTAATACTCTTAATCTTTTTACACTATCAAGTTTATAATTACAATAATCTATATCTCTCCAACTTTTTCTATCTTTATCTTTATATTCAGTGTTATAGTGAGAATCATCATACTCATCATATTCATAATCATCATAATGATGCTCATCTATATATGTTAACTTAAAATATTCAAATAAATCACCATCATTAAAATAATCTGGAAGTTCATAATATGAGCGATGACTATAAAATGGTGGTAGTATTTCTATTTTGTATGATTCGAAAGATTTTATGTATTTCATTTTTATAAATTTTGATTCAATTTTTCAAATCTATATTTGAAGTAGTAGAAATCATTATTTTCAATATGGTATGTTTTATCTTTAACTTTTATCATAACAAAAGGTTTTCCATCACTACTTAAGTTATAACCAAGAACTTCAACAACTTGTTCTGCGTTCATTTCATATAGTTCGCCTAAGTTGTTTTTGATTTTTGTATCTGGTTTAAGGTTTTTATAGAATCCTTTATCGGGTATAAACCATTTTTCTAATTTTTTGTAGAAATAATTGCTCAATTTTATTTTATATTCAGCATCAAATCTATATTGATATTCTGGTTCATAAAAGACTTCAGATTCAAATTTAGGTTTAGCTAATCCATTAAAATTTCTATATGCGCCAAAATATTCACCATCATTATATTCAAAGGATATAAATAAATCTAATTTTAGATTGTTATTTTCGTATATTCTAAGTATTTTTAAATTTTTATATAAATTTATATCTTCTAAGAATGGATTTTCTTCTCTATATATCATGCCGTTTTGACCACGCATATTTTTCATCATCAAGTTAAGATTCGCTACTAAACCAGATTGACGAGCATAGAAGTCAGTGTATGGACTATCCTGGTAGTTATAATATGATGAAGATGGATCCTGAGCAAAGGCGTAATTTCCCCCGCCTCCTTGTGTACCCATCGGCTCAATTCCAAATTGAAAATTCTGAAACTCCGACCCCTCATTGATAATGTTCATATCATTAAAAAATGAATATCTACTATATTTTAAAACTTTCATATGAATATTTTATCTAATTTTTTATCTATATCGTCAATTTCTTTATAATTAAATCTATATAGAAGAATATTGTTTTCTTTACAGTATATATTCTTTATTTCGTCTCGTTTTTGTATATTTACTAAATTATTATTCCATTCTGGTTTTTCAACAAAATGTTGTTCACCATCAAATTCAATACAAGTATTATGTTCTGGAATATAGAAATCAAATGGTAATGGTAATATATTTCTACAATTTAAAAATCTTTTTTCTCTTTCAAATTTTATATCTTTTGATTTTAAAAATTCTGATATTTTTTCTTCACCTTTAGAATTTTTACAAATTTGACAACCAAAACCACGTAAATGTGAACTTGGTGATTGTTCAAAAACACCATGAGTTTTACATGTTATTTTTATTTTAGTTGTAACATTTTCATATTTTACTAAGAAATATTCATATTTATCACCATGTATAATCTTTGATTTTTCAATAAAATCTTCTGTTGACTCACATTTGTTTTTTGCGAAACACTTATAGCATATACAACCTTTTAAATGTAAATATGGAATTTGTTCAAATATTCCATGTTCTTTGCAAATTATTTTTACTTTTTTTACTCTATTTATATAGTTAACTAATGAATATTCATATAAGTCACCATGAACAATTTTAGATTCATTTATAAAATCTTCTGTTGTTTTAGCTCTTTTTTGCATACAGCATTTTTTACAATCATTTTCTAAATGTGTTCTAGGTGTTTGTTCAATTATACCGTGTTCTGGACAAATAATTTTAACTTTTGTGTCATAATTTATATAATTCGTTAAATGATAATCAAATTTGTTGCCGTGAACATCTTTTGCTTTATGTATAAATTCATCTGTTGTTAATTTTTTACCCATACAGTATATATAAATTTTTGATTTCTTTTTTTTTATATATATTCTGAGGTATATAATTTTTATATATAAAGAAAAAAAAGTTTATAGATATGTCAGAAGAATTGGATAATAGTCAAGAAATTAAAAAAAAGACTATATCAAAGAAGAAAGAAGCTGATTTGATAGAGAAATATCAATATAAAGCAGTTGAAGGTGAGAAATTAATAATGGATAAACCTTCTGAGCCACTTGTTATAAAAAAAGAAAGTAAAAAAAAAGACTTAAATTTTTCTGAAACAATAACTGATATTAAAATAGAAAAAAAAGTTACAATTAAATCAAATAAGGAGTTATATGAATCTTATGTTAAAGAATTAAAATATTTTTCTTTAAATTTAAATGGTGATACAATTTATGATTCAAGTATAGATAAATCTAAAGATATACCACT